CCAGCCACGTTCGCCTTTTCACCAAGGATAGTATAATGTTTCCACTGCCAATCATTACCTACATCAAGATCGGTGTGTGCGCCCTGTTATTGGCAGGGGCTTGGTACTTTGGGTTTAGTTTTGAGCGTTCAAGATTTTTAGCGTACAAAGCAGATCAAGTTATTCAAACACAAAAGCTCCAAGACTCGCACCAAGTAGCCGCAGATCAAATAAGGAAAGAAAAAGATGCTAAAATCAATTCTATTAACAATCAGCTGCTCAATGCTATTAGCCAGCTGCGTAGCCGTCCCAGTCGTGCCCAAGGCACCACAAATGGACAGGGTGGAACTGGGTCAACCCTTTTCTCCGAGGATGCAATCTTTCTTAGAAGGGAAGCTGCCAGAGCAGACGAAATAAGAACAGGTTTAGACGCTTGCTACAGGCAGTACGACTCGCTGAGTAAATAAACCCCAATCTGCGTATTAGTAGGCAGAGTAAGGAGCAAAGATGAAACAGTTTATAGTAGTAATGATGTGGGTCCTGGGCGCCGCCGCAGCAATCCACTTCACAGATAGATACACCCAGATTGAAGAGAACATCATGGCAATCGCTAAATCCACACTAGACTTTATCACCAAGGAAGAAGGCGCCCGTAACAAGGCATACAAGGACTCCAAGGGACTGTGGACCATTGGCGTGGGGCACCTCATCAAGGCCGATGAGCAGCACCTCATCAATACCACACTGACAGACGCACAGGTAGAAGACCTACTTAAAAGCGATTTAAAGTGGTGTAGCGAGGCCGTAGAGACCTCGGTGCGGGTACCCCTACAGCAACACCAATTTGACGCCTTGTATAGCCTGTGCTTTAATATTGGAGAGACTAACTTCAAGAAGTCTACGGTAGTCAAGAAGATCAATGAGAACGACATTAAAGGTGCGGCAGACGCCATCCTAATGTGGAATAAGCCAGAAGTACTCATAAACCGCAGAAAACGTGAAAGAGCTCTATTTTTAGGGGCATAAAATCCCCTTTTAGCGTATTAGTAGATATAAGGATCTGATCAATCCACTTAACAACCAAACCTATAGGAAATACCATGGACGGCTTTAAAAAGATTGTAAAAATGAAAATTGGTGGCTTAGTAAAAGTTCCAGCAACCGGCGATAAAAAAGCCGACGCGCCTAACGCAGCAACCAAGAGACCCGCGTTTAAAGGCAGCGACGTAGCTAAAGAAAAAAGCAAGCCAGCTGACCATAAAGACCCGTACATTAAAAGCAAAGAAGACAAGACACCTGCAGAGGCATCAAGTGCTGCAGTAAAAGGCCGCAACAAAAAAGCAGCGGGTACTGTAAACAAATACAAGTGCGGCGGCAAGATTAAGAAGATGGCAGATGGTAGCCTCACAGGCGCATTGGCTGGTGGTGCATTGGGTGGTGGCTTGGCTGGTATGGTACAAGACCAAGAGCGTAAAAAACGTATTGCTCAGTCCTTATCACCAATGCAGCAGACTCAACTAGCCTCACAACAGGCACAGGCAACTAATCAGTACGGACCAGGTGCACAAGCGGCACAACAGGTTCAAGCTCCCGGCGGCACAAGCCCAGTGGGTGCTATCCCAACCCAGAAAAAGGGCGGCAAAGTAAAAGGCAAGTGCTAATATGCCAATTAAGTCGGATCAGCAGATGAAGGCTATGTACGCCGCGGCCGCTGGCAAGTCAACCCTTGGCATCCCTAAGAAGGTTGCCAAGGAGTTTATTAAGGCTGGCCCTGCGTCAAACAAATTACCAAACAAAGTAACCAAGCGAGCAGCCGGAAGAGGCAGATAATATGGCGTATAGCGGGACAACTGGCAACACCACAATCAACGTCGATAATTTAATTTCGTATGCGTTTCGTGACGCCGGTAGAACGGCTGAAGAGATGACGCCTGAGTATATTGAAACCGCCAAGCAGGCCCTATTTTACAATCTACAAAATCTTTCAAACCGTGGCGTTAACCTGTGGCTTTTAGAGAACCAGCTATACGGTGCCGTAACGGCCCAGCAGCAATTAGTTCTCCCTAAGACAATTATTGATGTTAGAGAAGCCAACTGGGTCTATATTATTAACTCAGCGGCATCTGAGTACCTACCGATTAGTAACCCAAGCTCACCATCGGTATTTGGTCAAAATATTGACCTAGTGTCTACCTCCACCGTTGGTAACAACTGGTTTGGACTACAGTACCAGGCATCCCAGCCAGTGTTCTACGTGGGCTTTAATGGCTACAACGCCTCCGGTGGTACAACAACATACAACTTTGCATACGAAGTCAGTAGCGATGGTGTTACATGGAAGACAGTTCAGCAATTCCCAGCAACAGCCCTAGCAGACAAGCAGTGGGCCTATTTTAATATTAGCACCACACCAACATACCAATACTATCGCTTGCGTGAGACCGTGGCAACCACGTTCTCTATACGACAGATTGTATTTTCAACCAGTCAACAGGTTATTCCACTCTCACGACTAAATCGTGACGACTACTGGAACCTACCAAACAAACAATTTCCAAGCCAGCGTTCGTTACAGTATTGGTTTGACCGTACTATTGAACCCTCAATGTACTTGTGGCCTGTACCAAACAACGACTTCCAGATGTTTCAGCTTGTTGTTGAAAAACAGATGGAAGATGTTGGTTCACTAACAAATCAAATTTATGTTCCAGATCGTTGGATTAGCTGCATTCAAAAACAATTATCACACAGCATGTCTCTTCAGCTGCCCGGTGTTGATCTACCACGCATCCAGTACTTAGAAGGTCAGGCTGAAAAAGCATTCTTACAGGCCAGTGAGGAAGATCGTGACAAATCGCCTATTTATTTTACTCCCGCGATAAGGTACTATACTTCGTGAGTACTTCTTTATACTGGATCCGGCATAAAGACCATACGTTTAAAAGGATTAACACGTGTCAGTGATAATGACTTACAGTAGTTTAGTACAAAACATTCAAGAATACATGGAGCGTAACGACGCAGACTTTATTGCGCAGATTCCTAATCTGATTGCATTGGCAGAGTCGTCGATTGCTGCTGAGTTAAAGACTTATCTTCAGCTTATTGTAGTAGAGACCAGTCTTGCAACCAATCAAACAGTGCTTAATAAACCAGCGCGTTGGAGAAAAACTGTCTCTATGAAGGTTAACGGGCAGCCAGTATTGTTGCGTAGCCAAGATTATGTTGCGCAGTACTTATCAGAATCTTCCGGTGGAAAACCAAAATACTACTCAGAATATGATTACAGTAATTGGAACTTTGCCCCAGCCCCAGATGCAGCATACCCAGTAGAAATTATTTATTACGCCGAGATTCAACCATTAGACGAGGTAAACCAACAAAATCTATGGACAGCCATTGCGCCACAGGCAATGCTTTACGGCGCATTACTACAAGCTCAAGGCTATTTAAAAGCAATAGATAAGTTGCCTGTTTGGAAAAGCTACTACACAGATGCAGTAGCGGCGCTTAAAAAAGAAGACAACTCGCGTCGTATAGATCGCAACACAAGTATCCAGGAACCTTAATATATGACAACACCAGTCTACGTCTCGCCTTTTACAGGAACCGTTGTTACCGCAACAGATGTATCTTATTTTGCGTTAGCCTTTAGTGCAAACACACAGCTTTTTTGGCCAAGTACGGTTAATAGTAGTGAGACACCAGCGGCAAGAATCATTGATTGTGTTGCCTCTACATCTGGTCTTGTTATTAAACTTCCACAGGCCAACCAAGGAACTCTTGGTGCAGATATTTTATTCCGTAACTTAGGTGCTCAGGCATTTATAATTGAAGATTATGACGGCGGTGGGTCATTTACTGTCCCCGTTGGTATCTCTAAGTATGTATACCTTGTAGATAACACAACTACAGCAGGTGTTTGGAACAACGTAACATTCGCCGCTGGTACATCTTATGCTGATGCTGCTAGCTTAGCTGGTTTTGGTTTAACAACCGTATCCGGTAAATTAGCAACAACTCAAAATCTAGTTGATTTAACAACTAGCCCAACTATTAATGACCTTAGTCGTGCTGCTACTTTTGTTTGGAATGGCGGTGCGGGTACGTTTACATTACCCGTTGTTTCTAGTTTATCTACTGGTTGGTACATAGGTTTCCGCAATAACGGAACCGGCTCTTTAATTATTAATCCAACTTCTCCAGATACGATTAATGGTCTATCCACCATTACGGCTAATCCAGGCGATTCTGGATTTATTATGTATGATTCAACCAGCCTTGGTTTTATTACCGTTGGTTTGGCTCCTGCAAATAACGTAACCTTTACAGCAGCAACATACGACGTTGATACAATACCGGGCAATACATTTAGCTTAACAGCTTTTGCACCAATTATTCAAACATATATTGCGCAATCTGCTACTAGGACACATACTTTAGCTGTGACACTTCCGGCTATTACCCAGATCTATATCTTGGTCAATAACACAAACCAGACCGGCTACAACATTACATTCCAAAACCAAGGAAGCTCACAGCCACCAGTGATTCTTTCTGCTGGTAACGTTTTGACTGTACTTAGTGATGGATTAAACATCTATCCGTTAACAACATCCTCAACCGGTTTGTTCTACGCAGCAAATGGTACAGCAGCACTTCCTTCGTACTCCTTTAATAACGATACATCCACAGGTATGTACCTTGTTGGATCATCTATTCTTGGTTTAACAGCTAACGGAAACCAGATAGCAACACTAGATAACTCTAATCTATCACAGCCCCTAGTGACTTTAAACGCAAGACTTAACGCACAATTAATCTCCGGCGGATTATTCTAAATGGCAGCTGATAATCAGCAACAGGATACCACGCAATACTCTCAAATTTATTCTCTGGCAATTCCAGCTGGAATAAAGCGTGATGGTACCCAGTTCCAAAATGACCAATACACAGACGGTGTATGGTGCCGCTTTCAGCGTGGTGATCCTAAGAAAATTGGGGGGTACCGCTCAATGTTTCAAAGCCAGGTTGGTATCTACCGCGGCCTTGTGGCGCAACCGTTTAATGGTGTTAACTATATCTTTGCCGGTAACTACCAAGAGCTAGATGTATTTACAACGGGAACAACCTACGGTACTGGTAGTGGGCCATTCATGGCAAACATTTTGCCTGGGACAACGTACTATCCATTAGTATCAAACACAACATCCGCCTTTGTTGTTGCTGGAAATCAGACAGCAGCATTTACCACAGGCACCAGGGTTATATTTACACAGTCTGGAACACCAACTGTCTATACAGTAAGCTCATCATCTTTTTCAACACCAAACACCACTGTGAACGTCACTGGTGGCTCGATTGTTGGATCTCCGACCAAGGTATGGTTAGATAATACGCCGGTATTTATTCCAGATACGGACTTTCAACCAGACCCGTCAATTGGTAACTATCGCGTTACTTGGCAGTTTGATTCAATTTTTAGTCCATCTGGTGGTAATCTCCAGGTTCTTGCTCATCCAGGTTATAACCTACAAAATATTGATAATGGTGTTATAAGCCAGATACTGGTTGGTAACATTACACCAGATGCTACAGATACCTGGAATTTCTCAGGTCTGTCTGATAGCGCAGGTGATAATCCAACCTACAAACCAATTAGTGTTGATGGTGGTGTCTGTATCCTGTACCCATTTATTTTTGTATATGGCTCCAGTGGATATATTGCCAACAACAACGTAAGCACACCATATAG